CGTTGAGCGCGCCGCTGTCGGACAACAGGTCCGCAGCTTCGTGGCGCCCGCGTCTGTGGCGTCGGATATCACCCCGGCGGTTACTGCACCGGATGACGGCGATCAGGTTATCGGCAACGAGCCGATCGTGATCAGCAAATCCCGCGGAGTTCCGTTCCGCTGGAATGGGGAAGAGCAGAAGGGCGTTAATCACGGCCCTGGCTACCCGGCTATCCGGCTGAACCAGATCACGCAGGCTATGCGGACTCTGACCAACGAGATCGAGGCTGACGCCGCTGCAACGTTTATCCGCGCTTCGCGGGCATTCGGTACCGCCGGCACCACCCCGTTCGCTTCCGACCTGTCCGATACTGCCCAGATCCGTAAGATCCTGAGCGACAACGGCGCACCGGTTGCGGGCGGCTGGAACGCAGTATTTGACACCACTGCAGGCGCTAAGATGCGGACCCTGGCACAGCTCACCAAGGCGAACGAAGGCGGCGAGACTAGCCTGTTGCGCCAAGGCGAGCTGGTCAATATCCACGGCGGCTCTCTGCGCGAGTCTGCGCAGGTCAAGGCGCACACCAAGGGCACCGGCACGGCGTACACCTCCGACACCGCAGGTTACGCGATCGGCGCTACCGTCATTACGCTAATCACTGGATCCGGCACGGTGCTGGCAGGTGACGTGGTGACATTCGCAGGCGACGCTAACAAGTACGTTGTCGAGATCGGCATCGCCGCACCGGGCGCGATCACCATCGGCGCTCCTGGCCTGCGTGAGCCTATCGCCGCATCTGCGGTAGCCATGACGATCGGCGCGGACTACACCGCTAACCTTGCGTTCACTCCTGACGCGCTGGTCATTGCGACCCGCGTACCGGAACGCCCTGAAGAAGGCGACCAGGCCGAGGACGTGATGATGATCACCGATCCGCGCTCTGGTCTGACCTTTGAGATTGCGCTGTACAAGCAGTACCGCCAGGTGCGGTATGAGATCTCCGCCGCATGGGGCCAGGCGCTCGTGAAGCCTGAGCATTCTGCTATCCTGCTGGGCTAACCAGACTGGCCGCCCAGAGCATCGGGCGGCTTTTTACCTTCTACGGGAGCGCGCAATATGTCACACGGAACATGCCCGACAGTACGGGTTAGCGATGACGGCGGGAGCTTCGTCGTCATCAACGAATCAGATTTCAACGCAGACGAACACGAGCTGTTCGACGCGGCGGCGCCTGCACTGCGCAAAGGCACGACTGACTGGTACAAGGCCGAGCTCACGGCGCACAGCGTCGAGTTTGACGACGACGCCAAGAAAGCCGACCTCAAACGCCTGCACGACGTAATGACCGCGAACGGCGACTGATGGCCCGCACCGAGATACCGCCGCCGCTGAAGAAAACCCCGCCGTTTTGGCGGACTGTGGTCGACGGTATCTGGCTTGATATACTCGACGACTGGGCGGCAGCGTTTGAGACGTCCGACCGGGGCGTAACGGGCCTGGGCGTATTTGTGCAGGACCAGACTACGCCCGTACTCACCACTCCACTCTTGCAGACGCGGGCGGCCGTCACATTGGCCGCCGACGCAGTGCGCGACAGCCGGACCATTGAGCTAACTGCAGCGCACGGCACGCTATTCGGTGAGGTGATGGAATTAGCCGAGACGGGCACGGCTAAGTTTATGCAGGCCGCGGTGATCGACCCGCTCGGCATCGCTGCGGAAGGCGATCCGGTAGTGGGCAATACGATCACACTCGACCAGCCTGTGAACCGGGCGTACACCGTAGCCGGCTCTGCCGTTTTCCGGTCGACTAAAAATCTACTAGTTGATGGATCAGTCACGCCGCAGATATTCTCGGTATTGCCCTTGCCGTCTCAATCCGGCGATATGGTCCGTGTCATATTGGAGATGCGGGGGGTTGTAGGGGGAGATATGGACTTCACGACATTTGGATCAGAGGCCGCACTGATAAATGGGGTGGTGTTCAGGGTTAAGGAATCAGACGGCAACTTTAGGAACCTATTCAATTTCAAGAGCAATTCAGACTTCATTGAGCAAGGGTTTGACCACGATTTTTTATTGCCGAGGGTGCCAGGCAACACTATCGCCGGTTTTACGTCCCGTGTGACCTGGGGCGGGCAGTCTAAGCACGGCGTTGTGATAAGATTGGACGGTAGCCTGGGCGAAGAATTACAGGTCATCATCCAAGACGACCTGACGGGCGGCAACACGCGCTTCCATTTAACGGCCCAAGGCCACGAATTGCAGGGGTAGACCATGGCAGCAATCACAGGCACAAGCATTCGGGGCGTCGGCGCCCAAGCGGCAACGGTAACGACGCTCGGCGCGTCCGACACGCTGACGTACAACGCCGGCAAGTCGCCTATTCTGATTCTTAACAACATAACGGGCGGCGCGCTGACCCCGAATATCGACGGCGACGGCGGCACCACACTGGAGTCGGACGAGCTGGGCAGCGTGGACGTTAGCGGCGGCCTGACCCTGGCATCGATCGGCGCAGGTAACACGGTAGCGCTGCGGCTGAACACCATTAGCGCATACCTGCAGGGCGTCGTGACGGTTACCGGCGGCACGGGCATCGAAGCGACCCTCTTGGAGTTCTGAGCATGGCCACCATCGTAGTCGAGGACGGCACAGGGCTGGCGAACAGCAACAGCTACGCCAGCGAGGCGCAGTTGGCCACGTATGCGCTCGACCGGAACGTAACCGTTACCGGCGCGGCGGATGTGCTGCTGATCACTGCGATGGACTACATCGAGCAACAGCCGTTTAAGGGCACCAAAAACACGAAGGAGCAGGCGCTGCAGTGGCCCCGGTTCAGCGTGTGGATTGACAGTTACAGCATCGACAGTGACGAGATCCCGTTTCTTCTGCTTGAAGCACAGATGGAAGCTGCCCTGGCCGTCGACATCGGGAACAACCCGAGCGGTACGGTCGACCGGGCCACCAAGCGCGAGAAGCTAGATACGCTCGAAGTCGAGTACATGGACGGCGCCCGCGATCAGGAATTCAACCGGGCACTTGAAACCAAACTGCGCAAACTGCTACGAGTCGGGACCGGCGGCATATCCGCCGTGGCGATCAGGGCGTAACCGTGACTATCTACGACGTGATGCGCAAGGTCGGTCCCAAGCTGATCGACCGCTTCAAGAATGACAACACCATCGCCCACCAGCAGAAAACCAACACGCCGGATGGCGCAGGCGGCAACGCCGTTGTGTGGGGCACTGTTGCGACGTTCAGCGGCGCCGTTGTGCCGATGAGCGGAAACGAGGTGCAGCAACTGGCCCGGCTCAACGTGAAAGTTGACACAGCGTTCTATCTTGAGAACGTGGACGGCTCGACTGTGAACGTGGACGATCGGTTTCTATTCAGCGGCCGGCTGTTTACTGTCCGGTGGAATAAGAACCCCGCTGAGGGCGACGCCGTCCGCCGCGTGCTGTGCGAGGAGGGCGCCGAGTGACTAGCATCAAGCTGTCAGTCGTAGGACTAGACGAACTCACCGCCACCCTGGCGCAGTATGGCCAGCGCGCCGAGAAAGAGATATCAAACGTTGTGCGCATAACGGCGTTTGACGTTGAAGCGGACGCCATCAAGTCGATTCAACGCGGCCCGGCTTCAGGGCGGACCTACGAGAAGTTCAAGCCGCGCAGGACGCACCGGGCGTCAGCGCCAGGTGAAGCGCCGCAGAGCGACACCGGCCGGCTAGCCGGCAGCATTGAATCGCAGCGCATCACGGCGTTGTCGTATTCTGTCGGTACCATCCTGGACTACGGCCGGTTTCTGGAGTTCGGCACCATGGGGATCCTGGAACGTCCGTGGTTACGCCCCGCCATTGAAAAGAACCGCGCGCTGTTCCGTAAGCGTATCGTCGTAGCCATCGAGAAGGCCAGCCAATGAGCAGCGCAGCGCTAGAAGTGCAGACGGCGATATTCGCCATACTTGACGCTGACGCGACGCTGTCCGCGCTGGTTACCGGCGTATTTGATGACGTGCCGGAGTCGTATACAGATTTTCCGTATGTGACGCTAGGCGAGGACGTGCTGACAGAATTCGATACTGACGTCGCGACCGGTTTC